CGCTATTAACCCCGCAAAAAACCCTGCTCCCCTCTTCCCTCGACGCCCTGAAGCGCGCCCAGGAGGTGGGATATCAACTCCTCATAGTGACGGGTCGACATCACGTTGCTATTCATCCTTTTTATCAGGCACTGGCGTTAGATACACCTGCAATTTGTTGTAATGGCACTTATTTGAATAGTGGTTATAGTAAACAAACAAATTGCTACGCCCTTCATTAATGCCTGCTTCTTACTGTCTCTTTGGCTTTGCCAGTACTATAGAGTAACGATTTTCAAGACTGCGGCAAGCCGTGTACTATCGGCAAAACCCTAACTCAATCAAAGTGAATAATGATGAACTATCAAGTAATTGCCCTTGATTTGGATGGCACACTTCTAACACCAGAGAAACGGATTCTCCCAGAATCATTAGTAGCCCTTCAAAATGCCCGTGAATCTGGGGCAAAAGTAGTGATCGTAACTGGACGACATTTTGTAGCCATTCATCCTTTTTATCAGGCATTAGCTCTTGATACACCTGCTATCTGTTGCAATGGTGCTTTACTGTACGATTACCACGAAAAAAAGGTGATTACGTCTGATCCGTTACAACCAGACCAGGCTACGCAATTAATTGATCTACTTGATAGTTACAATGTTCATAGTTTGATGTATGCCGATGACGCAATGTTCTATAGGGAACCTACGGGGCATATCATCCGTACTGAAAATTGGGCTAAATCATTACCAGAATCACAACGCCCGGTATTCAAACAAGTGAGTTCGCTACGTGAAACGGCTCAGAACGTTGCCGGGATCTGGAAGTTCGCCCTGACTGATACTGATACAGTCAAATTACAAAATTTCGGTCAGGTCGTAGAACGTGAACTTGGGCTTGCTTGTGAATGGTCATGGCATGATCAGGTTGATATAGCACAAGTGGGGAATAGCAAAGGTAAACGTTTAGCACAATGGGTTGAATCGCAAGGCTTATCAATGGATCAGGTTATCGCTTTTGGGGATAACCATAACGATCTTAGTATGCTTAAAAGTGCTGGTCTGGGTGTTGCTATGGGTAATGCCGTAGATGAGATAAAAGCCTGTGCTGATCTGGTAATAGGCAGTAATACAGAAACTGGAATTGCCGAGACGGTTAACAAGTACTTTGAATGTGTCCCGGCACCAGAGGCAGTGTAACAGGTGAGTGAATAAGGGCGGCATAGACTGAAAAATTGTGCCGTCAAACTCAGTTATAACAAACACGAACACGATTTTTCTACTGCGAAACACGAGTACCTACAAGTCCGTAACACATTCAAAGTGCTTCAAATCAGAAGATTTTTTGAGCGTTGATCGATTCTTAGAAGAGGTGTATATTCCATCAGGCTGTTCATCTACACAGTACGCAAAGATAAGGAAATGTAATGGCAGATAATTCAGAGTCTTTTGCAACTATAGAACAAATTACCTCCCGCCCTAATTTTTTATCTAATTTAGAAATCACTGTTGATAGTTTTCATTCTCTTATTGGACGCTATCATCTGAGTGAAAGTGTAAAATGCCAAGTAAAAACCGAAAATGGTATTTGTGGTCAAAAACATCAAGCCGGTTATGTAGGCGTTGATAAAGATGGGAATGAATGTTTAATTGGTGGTATTTGCGGCGATAAGTATTTTGGTGATCATACTCACTATATTCAGGAAAGAAAACGTATCGATGCAGAAATTGACAGGCGTGAAAGCATTGAAAAACTAAATGCCTATAAAGATAATTTCCTGAGTTTTTCGACCGCATATAGTACTCTATTAAGAAATACCCAAAATGTTAATAAAAAAATAGAACACCTATATAAAGGCTTTCCAGATATAGTACTTACTTATATATATCAAGCTCAAAGAACCCAGAACTGGGATTTGAATATAGATGTATTACGTCATACTCGTGGTGAAAAAGGAATGACAAGTAATTGGTACATTGAGAAACTATGTACATTCTCTCCGCTACCATCACCACAAGAAATCTCAACGTTGATAGGCCGTATTGAAAATCTGCAATTGATTTTTAGCGAGGCTTGTTCAAAAAAGATAGATGAACTTGCCACACCAAAATTAAAAAACTATGTAAAAAGTATTGCAGAATTTTCAGAGTTAGAATCCTCTTTTAACAAGTTCTTCAAGAATACAGAAGACTTCACACATAAAAACATTGTATTTAACTTGTACTATGCTTGTGCTAATACAAAAGATAAATTTAGCACTGTAAAGACAATATTGTCTTTGCTTAAAAAAACCAATCCTACTGACGCATTAGTGAGAAAAAAATGCGATGAGATTGAAGAGAGTACAAGAAAGAGATTTGACAACTGTGAAATCCGATATAACAAAAAAGTCATGAAGTATAAAAAGAATAGTCTCGGTTAAATTCGAAAGCCCCGCAAGGGGCTTTCTTAATTGCCCCCAACCATAATAAGCAGTACTTGCAATAGTTGCCCTAATGGTACTTGAATTAATACAATCCCAAATGCACCAAGTAGCGGTACTATGATCCAGTTATAAAAAATAATTAGAGTCAATACGAACCCTAAAGCATTACGCCAATGGAAAGTTACCTTTGCAATTTCATCCTTATTTGTTTCTATTTGCCCTTCGGTATTCCTTTTTACTGTTTCCTTTTCAATAAGGTTCTTTTTCAGAAAAAAGTCCATTCCTTTAAATAACATTTCAATCAATCCTTTCATGTTAAATCCTCCAGTAGTTCTCTAACCTTCTGCATATGTTCTTTGTTCATTCGACCCGTAAACTTGAACTTAGCCATCAATGCTTTGTTCAGACTTCCCCACTGTGAACACAACATACAGATCAGTGCTGACTCACAGTGAAGTGCTTCGGCGTATGTTGGGTAACATGCCAGAATACGTTTGCGGTACGGTTCGCCAGCTTCAATCTTCTCTTTCACTGTCTTACTACTACTACAATATTCTTCCCAATTACTTTGTTTACTGTCTGCTTTAATTTCTGAGATATTCTTAATACCTTTCCATACTCTCTTTTGTCCAATATAGAATTCACCGCTGTTCGGAAACTGGATTATATATACGAAACACGCTGTTTCTTCTGGGATAAATTCTTCATCCCTGTACCACATCTGCCACTCATTTTTATTATCAGTCATTTTCTTATCTTCCTTGATAAATACATTATCAATTATTTATTAAGGATCATTAAAAATGAGTGTAAAACAGGATGAAGTACTACAGATCATCAAGAGTCTTGAAGGTACTAAACAATATCAGGAAAAATTAGGTTATTTCAGAAATGGCAAATATAGAATCTATAAAGACTCATTAGGATATGAAACTATCGGATTTGGTCATTTAGTACTGGGAAATGAAAAAGAACACTTTGTTAATGGTATTACTGAACTACAAGCCGAACAACTTTTAGTACTGGATTATCAAAAAGCAGTAAAAGGTACTGATTCATTAAAATTAGGTCTACGTCCAGATGGTCGCTGGTATGCAATGGTAACGGTACTGGTATTCCAGTTAGGATTAGCAGGATTCAGTAAATTTAAACGCTGTATCTATGCTTTACAGAATCAGAACTATGCAACGGCATTAGCTGAACTACGCGATAGTAAACTATATCGACAGACGCCAAACCGCGTTGATTATCTGATTAAATGGGTAACTAAGCAGTAAAACGAAAATAGCCAGCATAATGCTGGCTTTAGTGTTTTTCATTTTTGACTTCAAGTAATGTCAGAATCCGGGATAACTTTACATCGATATCAAGCAAACGATTTTGTACTGATTTTAGTTCTGTTTCAAAGAGTACCTGATCTTTACTCATCGAATCTATTTGTTGTTTTAATAATCGTTGTTCTGCTTCAAGATCTGAAATTCTCTTGTACAGTAAAGTAGAATCCATTTTATACTCTCTGTATCTTGTGAATAAAAACCCACCCAGTGCAATTACAGCACTGGTACAACCGATTACTGTTGTAGATATTACCATTTCCCTATCCTAATATAATTGACAGTACTATCACTACCCATAACGGCAAACCTGCGAAACAATATAATGCTGCAAATGCTATTACTGCTACTGCCCAAATTCCATATTTAATTTTAGATTTCTTCATAAATTACCCCATAAATTAATTGATACAAGGTATTTATTTTTATTCTTCTAAAAACGCTTCTTTTAACTGAACAAGAAACAAATGTACTTTAATACCTTTCACAAATAGCTTGTAAGAATCGATAACCTGTGCTTTATATTTCTCGTCATAATACTGCCATTCTGCCTGATCACCCTTACTAAGTACTGGTACACTATCATCTCTGAATGCAATATTCATACAGTCAAAACCCATCACATCCAGTCCATGATCTTTAAAGTACTTTGCATCAAGTAAAGATTGATTGAATGGGATATTACACATTAGTACTTCATGATCATTTAGTTTGATATTCTTTGTTGTTTCTTCATCGTATGGCTGCTGCATCAGCTTCTCCTTAATGTAAATTGACCCCGCATAGTATTTAGGGAAAGGATTGCTTTCTGTTCTACTTCATTGAAGAAATCGTAAATCATTTTGCGTTTCTTCTTCTCGTACTTCCCAATGATACGTTTATTACGTTTCTTTTTTTTCTGGCTGGTATCAATCAAGTACCGTTTACCGTTCTGTTCCACTACCTTGTACTTCTTACCCATCTGGGTATGCAGTCCCGCAATGTTGCCCTGTGCAGTCATACGAGCGTTAGCCGTTGGGATAATCTTGTTAAACGTTGCCGGATCATCTGTGAGTACTGAACGTAAGTATGCAGCCTGTTGACCACGTACTATGATCTGGTTCGTTCTGGTTCCATTACCATGCTGAATGAAGTTGAAGAAGATCGCTCGTTTGGTAAAAGCTACTGCTCCACCATCTACTGTATTATTAATATCATCCTGTACCTGTTTAGCTAATGCCCGGCATCGTTTAGTTAGCTCTGACTGAAACGATGTAATGAATGCTTGCCCTTGCTGATTCAGTACTCGTACTGCATTAGCCGGAGTTGCCCCCGGCTGAAATGTTCCTGTTATCATATTACGCTCTCCCTACCATAACCGTTAAATCAGGCCCGTTATAAGTAATTAAATTCCCATTTGACCGTAACTGGATTGTTAGTGTTACCGCTACGCCTGCTGGGATTTGCATGGAAACGGAACCAACACTAATATCGCTTTCCAAACCTCTGGCAGATATATTTGCACCTCCTAATATACTCCCATTCGCATATACGCTAACAGCACGTGTATTGGTTGTTTCACGAGGAGGGGTAAAAGTACCATCATATCCTCCCTTTACAGTTACAGGGATACAAGGAATCGTCAGTACGCGGGCAAACTGTGGTTCTGCTGGGATTGTTATACCACCCGCCCCTAACAGAAACATACGCATAATATCACCCTGAATGCTGTTTGCTTTCAGATTATCAATGGTACAATTAACGAAACTACCATTAGTGAATGAACCACCTGATGCATATACAGTACCTTTAAAATATCCATTCTCCGCGTATACGTCGCCTTTGAAATATCCATTTTCAGCAAAAACACTCCCACGGAAATAACCATTATTGAAGTAGCTTGCACCATCCTTACGGATACACCAACCCTGCCCACCATCAGAAGGCCAGGCGTCATTCCAGTTGTTTGAACTAATCTGAGTACCAATTTTTGCGTTATTGATCGAACCGTCCTGAATTTTGGCAGTACTGATGCTTGCGTCGGCAATCATCGCCTGCCCAATACTGGCATTAGCTATGACCGCCGTATTTAAAAATACCTTATCGTTTTGTACCGCAAATGGTATAAATGGACTACTAACATTTCCAGAAGTCTTTGCCGTAATAATTTTAAAATCATCTGCTACAAAATATACCGCTGATGCTTTTGTATTTGCATCAGCATAGATTCCCATACCTGCAATAGTACCGTTAGCATTTACCTTCAATTCGTAATGGCTATTAACGGTATTTTTTAGTGCATCAATATTGGTAGTCATTGCAGTACTGACAGAACTAATATTACCGTTTAACTCAGATTTAGCCTGAGTCAATGCCGTACTTTGAGCTGTGTCTTTAGTGGTAATGGTATTATTGAGCGTTGCTACCTGAGCCGTGATATTACTATTAATGCTACTTACTTGTGCATTCAATGCTGTGGTTTGTGCAGTATCTTTAGTTGTGATTGTCTGGTTTAAGGTTGTGACTGCTGCACTGATATCACTTGCTGTCTTACTGGTTAGGTTTGTGATTGCAGTAGCGTTGGCATTATCACCATCTGTAATCAACTTTGTCGTTTTAGTTTCAGATGCACCGATCTTAGTTGTGGTATTCGCGTTAGCCTGTGTAACTGCATCACTGATAGCAGTACTGATCTTTCCGTCCAGATGTAGGAAATCATTCAGTGACTGTTCATCCTGTGCAGACCAATTAACTTTTGATTGCAGATCAACATATACACCTGCCGTATAGACTATTGAGTCCATACCGAACTGATCATATGCACCCGCCCGTACATAATACTTCGAGTCTGGTAATGGGAAACTGTGCATAAACGGACTGTTAGTACCGAACGATTTCAGATTCTGAGTGAAGGTACTGTTAGTAGCAACCTGCACTTGTACGCCTGCAAAATCACTAACGCCTGCTTCTGGGTTATCGTACTGAACGAAAATACTTTGATAACCAGCATTAGCTGTAAAACCAGTTAAAGCCGGGCATTGTGGGTTAGTCACTGTGATACGTGCTTCTGCACTGTAGATACTGCTGTTATGGCCCCATGCCACCACGCCGAAAGTACGGGTACGGCTTAGAGTATCCAGCTTGTTCATTGCATACGTATATGTGAACTGGTTAGCCTGGATGAAGTAAGAACGTTTCTTCACCATGCCAGTGTCATACACGATGATTTCGTACTTGTTGAAGTACTCGCTGAACTTCTTACCGTTCACATTCACATTAGACTGATCATCCCACCCAATAATGAAATCCAGTGCATCGGTAGTCGTTGCAGTACTGCCACGGTTGATAAGCTGCAAGCCTGTAATAGCAGGCAGGGTAAATGCAAAATCTGGTACTACACCGTTCTGTGTAACCTTCTCAGACACGATCCCTAAGTTGTTATAGGCTGCTACTGCGAAATCATACTGTACCCCTGTTGTGAGGCCGTATAGCTCGTAGGACATTACATACTGGTTAGTACTCCCGCCGTATGTCCACGTTTGTGTACCGGTCTGACGGTAATAGACGTAATAGCCACGCAGATACTGATCGATACTGGCTGACCAGGTAAGTACAACGGTCTGCCCCTGATTGGTTGCACCCTTCTTAACAACGGATAGGTTAAACGGTGGCTGTACTGCTACTGGTGAAGGTAAAGTACCTTCCCATCCGTACATAGGAACATCTACGCCTTCATAGATCCCCTGGAAGTACTCAACACATTGCAACTGAACCATGCCGATACTGTCAGTGTTAGTACTGATCGATTTACCTATAATGCGGAACAGCTTGTTACTGTAACCATGTTCAGGGAAGTTAACGGTAATTACATCCCATACTTTTAAATCCCATCCTGAATCAGTACTGAAACTTATTGTATTGTGAGAGTACTTCCCTTTGAGTAATTCGATATTAATCAGATGTTCTACCTGAGACTTATCATACACCCATGAGTAATCAAGAGCCTTTGTAATAATCAATCCATCACTGGTTAGCACATCACTTGCTGCAATATCAGAAGGAATACGTAAAATATCATCTGAGTAATTATTAGTTGTATTCTTCCATGTTGCGTCGATTGTATTGAAGTAATCACTGATACCCGTTGTAGTACTGGTAAACTCACCGAAAATTGTTGATTCGTCAAATGTCTGTACTGACAATGCTGGAATATCTACAGTCAGATAAAACTTACCACAATGAATACTTGTGATACCGCCAAATGTCATCAACATCTTTTCGATGTTTGATTTATAAGTATCCTGATAATTGATTGCTCCATTACTGAACATTTTATAGAGATTACAGTACTGTGCTGCTGTCTGGAATGATGCTAAATCAATATTACCCGGACTCACGGCGAGGCCGTATTCAGTATTAGTAATGTAGTCATATAGCTGGTTAACTGGATTATTACTGACGATTGTAGTACTGGTTGTGAGATCGTAAATCTTTTTACCTGAACATTCGGCGGTAAGTACATAGTTATCATTAACCAGTAAATTATCTTCTAATGATTTCTGAGTTTTCTTGATAACAGTATAAATCTGTACGATTCCATTACCTTTGAAGCTACTGTTATTCCATTGAGTACCAGCATAAGTACCCGCTAATACTTTACCCGCCGTATAATTAGGCTTGCCGAAATAAATCTCTAATTGTAGAAGATCGCGGTATTTTGCATTGATATTGCCAGAACTTACTACACCTTCTGTTGTGATTGGATTTGTCAGTACTGGTTCGTCATCGATCCAGATTTGACTGACCTTATTGATTTCACCCATTGCAAGAGCATGACTGGTAAACAAGTACTGGCTGCTGTTGTTCTGTACGTTGTACCAGTTAACTATTGAACCGCATTTAACTTTTTCACCGTACAGTATAGGTATGCCGCTTTGCGGGCTGGTACTTCGGCTTAACGTTGTTGCACTATCTGAGTGTGCAGTAATACCAGGCATCTGTGACAACATCGATGTTGCCACTAACGAGGCCGCACCAGCTCCTGCTCCCCATGCTGCGGCGGCTGTAAGACTTGCCCCGCCCGTCCACGCTGCCGCCGCCACTACAACGGCTGTGATTAATGCACCGACTATCCCAGCACCTGAAATTTTACCGCCCATTATTCACCCCCTTCCGCTGAAGTGATCCGGTAGAACTTCCAGTTATGTAGCCACGGCAATACGGCAATACTGAATCCAGTACTGTCATCGTTCAGTGCAAGATACTTACCATCCAGAACTACAGAACCATGCATACCGTTAATCATGATGTCACCGAACACAGGCGTATCTACCTCCTGCCCATGACGTTTACAGATCTCTTCCAGTGAACCTAACTCATGCTTAGTGAATAATTTCTGGCCTGCTTTAATGGTTTTGTATTTACCGATAGCAAGATCGGTATAGTTAGTACCGCATACCAGATCAATAACTTTAAGTACCAGAATATTGCAATCATTTTGACCTAACCCGAAATCCGTACTAATACATTCCTGGGCGATGTTGTGAATTTTAATTATATTGTCTCTCATTTCTTATACTTCCATGTTTGCTGACTATTAACTTTCCCTAATAGGCTAAAATACTCATCATTTTTATGTGTACTCTGATGTACTGAGTTAGCGGCTAAAGTACGTTGTTGTACGTCCAGTTTCTTCCAGATACTGTTAACGTAAACTGTAAGTTCATTCTTTATATCGTCGTTATTTGAAACTGATTCAAAGTAGTCAATATAACCACTGAACATTAATGAATTATCAAGTACCGTACCGTTTGCTGGGTTAAGTATTGTTAACCATAAATTAACTTGTGCATTTTTAAGATTCCCGGATAATGCCAGTGCCTGAAATGACTGTGATACGTTACTAACTTTGAAAGCCAGTGAATCATTACTGATGTCCTTCTGTTCACTGAATGAACCGAAACTATCATTAATGAAGTCTGGAAAACTTGTATATAGATTGCCGTTAATATTAAGGTCAATGTAACCATCATTTAGATGTAGTGCCTGTACTCCAGAACTCTGTACTGGATAGATATCAACACATTTAACCGTTACGCCTAATTGCATTACTTCTGATACTGAAAGCTGATTTTTGTTACCGCCTCTCGTAAGGTTCCAGTATTTTAAAAGTTCTGGATTAGTGAATATTGCAGAGTTCATTATAATGCCTCCGTTGCTTTCACTTGCAGCGACATTATGTTGGAAGATTGCAAATCAAGATTACAATCAACATCAATAATGAATGTACCTGAAATGCCCTGATAACGGATTATCTCATCTGCCTGTACATTGTTTCGTAATGCCGGAAACACGGTAATAGATGTACCAGAATTGGCTATAATACGATGAATTTTAGTGCTATTCTGGAATGTAACTAATGTACCTACCTCCAGTACATTACTATTGCATGGAATGACAGTGCCGCCCTTATTAACGGTTGCAGTACTTGATACTGTACCTATATGTTTTCCTGTATATTGACTGAAATAACCTAACTCAAAAGCAAACGGTTTACCCTGTGAGTATTCACCAACAAAATTAAGTACTTCTTGTCTGTCTGCCTGGTTGAATTGCAAATTGAAACTAATTTGATAGTACTGAATACCTGTACTGCGTCGGATCTGTGTACCCGTCCAACTCTTATTTGAATAGGCAGGTTCAGTACTTTGTAACTTGAAGTCACTAATTTTTATATTGTTCGTAAATAAAGCCATTTTAAATTCTCCTGGATTTACAGTATTTATCCGAATCCAGGATGTAAAAAAACCAGCATTTAGCTGGCCTTGTGTTAATGAAAATGATCCACCAGAACTACTATTATTAAAGGTTTTACCATTTTCTGGTGGATCATTTTTAAGTACTTCTTGTCTGTGCGGCTCTTACTGCCTGCATCACATTTGCAGAATGTTTCTTTAGCATCGTCTGGAATTGTTGATCGGTAATCTGCCCACCGCCATTAACTACTAAAGGTGCATTGATTACTGTCTGACCAGTACCACTATTATCTGACTTATCCTGTTGTTTCAGGAATTGAGTCAAATCACGGTTGGTATTATTGTTAACCACTCGTTCACCTGCTTTCAGTACCCATGTACTTTCATCACGTCCACCCAGCTTAGGTACTGAATCAATACCACTGTGGGCCTGACCCTGAATCTGTGTACCACGTGCAGTACTGATGATACTTGCCCCTAAACTTGCTACCTGTGCATAGTTGGCAAAGTTAGCAGGCCACGGCGTAGCCATAGCGTTAGCGAGGGCTTCCTGTATCTTCATAACGATGTTGGCAATACTAATCGACTTACCAACGATAAACGCTGCCTGAGCCGCCTTGTTACCCTTCCCTGCAACACCTTCGAGCATAGTACCGATACTTGTTGCCGTATCAGCAAAGGTCTGTATCTGAGCCTGGCTGTTCTGGCGTTCTACCTGTGCCGCTTTGTTATTGTACCTGCTGGTTAGTTCAGCTTTACGCTTTTCAAATTGTTCCTTAGAGATTAACTTGTCGGCATAAAGTTGCTGATCAATCTGAATTTCAAAATCACGTTGTTTGTAGAGTTCATCCTGTTGCCTTTTAATGGCATCCTGATTACCAAACGGATTACTTTCATCAACTAATCCAGAGCGTACATCCTGTGCAGATAGCATTTTCTGGATATGTTCAGGAGTAATATTTTGTACATTACCAATACTCAACGCTTCAAGGTTTTCAGATAATTGTTTAGGATCACTTGCTTCAAGCATTTTTGTGATAATACGTTTACTGCCTTCTAATCGTGCCTGTTCTTGTCTTGCAATGATTTTAGTTTTTTGTTCTTCATTAAAATTTAGAGTACTTAACGATTCATCCAGCTTTTTCCGTAACTCATTTTGAGTGTAATTATATTGTAGAATGCGTGTTTCAGACTCATTACGCCCTAACTGTGACATTACCTGATTCAGATTGATACGTGCCTGCACCTGCTTCTGTGCTAACGCTTTAGCGGCATCGGTTGCTTTCTTCTCACCTTCTGGATCGCGTAGAACATAGGGTTTAGTACTGCCCGGTTTATTCGGTTCTGACTTTGGCATAGCACTGTTTGAGTACTGCCCCTGTCCCCATGAATCAGGCAAAGCGTGATGATTACCCAATGATGCAAAATCATATGCAAAACGTTTTAAGTTCGCACCCATTTGCTCAAATGATGGAAAACTCCATTCACCTGCAAAAATGTTGCGTAACTCGTTCAATGCCTCAATTACTGGCAGTAAAGCATTTACCCTGAACTCCTGGAAGTTACGATCTAATTGTGCAATGTTCTGTTCATATAATGCATATGCTCTTGCAGTTTCGTTAGTAATTCCTGCATGTTGTTGTTCAATTGCATTAATTGCTTCTACTTCTGATTTATACTGTCTAAGTACTGGCAATAACTTGCTTGAATCACTGGCGATACTTTCCATAGCGTTCGTGATCTCAGCGTTCGATTTACCCGCTTTTTGCAGTTCATAGAACGTCTTGATGATCATCTTAATACCGCCATCGGCATCATTCATGTACTTAGTAAAACCTTGAAGATTTACACCCCATGCTTTTAGATCATCCCCGAAGCCGCCTTTACCTTCTCTAAAAAAGTCACCCATATGATCAAGTGCGTCTTTGTTAAAGTCACTGAACTTATCATATTCGATATTAAGAGAACCAAAAGCACCTTTCAGCTTCTGTAGCTGCTCTACAGTCATACCAGAACTATAGGATGCGTCATTAAGTACCTTAACGTAATCACTTGCCGCATTTACCTGACTGGCAACTACTGCCGTTAATGCACCAAAGCCGCCAGCTAATGCCAGTACTCCAGTATTCATACCACCGATGTGTCCGGTTAATCCTACAAACTGCCCTGATAATGAAGATAGTGATCCGCCAGCTTGAGTACTAAAACTGTTGAGACTATTACCGGCTGAGGCTAAGGCACGTTGTAATCCAGTAGCATTACCATTGATGTTAAAAACTAATTGTTGATTATTCTGTGCCATTATTAGCCCCCGTACCGCCAGTAATGAACTGCATCATTGCGGCGTTTTGTAATTGTTGTTTTGATTGTTCTAAATCGATTTCTTCCTGAATACGTTCATGTACTGTCTTATTTGAAAGCAATCCGTACATATCCCAGTCCTGAACACTGGCCTTTTTCATACCTGCTTCGGTTAAATTACCAGAGGACATTAAGATCAAATGTGCAAGGTTTGAATACTTGATATGTTCAAATTTCGCTCCAGAAGGTTCAATACTGGAATCGTAAATCATCAGATATTCAAAAAGTTCTGGATCTAATGTTTCCAGTTCAGATGGACTCAACCCACGTTTGTTAATTAGTTTCAGGGTAAACATCAAACGTGGATTGTTTCTTATTTTTTTTCGATCTGATCCTGAATCTGTGGTTCTTCTGCTTTAGGCCATAGCTTCATTATTTCACCATTAATTTCAGAGACAATAAGTGCATCAATGTAATTAACATTAATTTTTCCGTCTTCATCTATATCAGAGAAAATAGGATGCCCTTCTTCATTACTGACGGTATAAAGCAAAGTACTTTTAGCATCTGTGCATTTTTCGAAATTGCTGATAGCAGGACGGTGAACATAGAGTTCTGCACCGTTCTTTAAAGTTACTTTATGAAGTTCTGGTTTTAATGCAGCAAACAGAGTATGAATATCCATTATGGAAGTACTCCCTGTGCTACATATGCCCCATCACATGCAAAATTAAGAGAAAGTGTTACTTGTTTATCGCGATCACCTTCAACTTTTCTTTCTGTGATGAAACCGTTATAAACCACATACGTACCAGTAGTTTTAGTCGCATCCTGGAAATAGCTAAATTTCAGTTGAATACGTGTTTGATTTTCAAAAGCAGTAATCAGTTGTTGATGAACGGTATTATCTGGAATCCAGTTTACCTGTAATGTTACGTCTGCGTTTGTTTTAGATCCTACAAGTTTACGGTTTACGCTTGTATCAAAACTAACAACTTCGATTACTGTTGCAGTACTACCTGTACTCGGAAACGCTGCAATTTCTGGAATTGGTGTAAAGGTAGTTGCTACAGACGATCCGGCAGTACCGATACCTACTGTAAGGTTTGAACCGGTAAAAATACCCATTGTGCTTGCCATATGATTTCCTTATCATAGTTAATAGATACTCAGTACCGAATCCTTTCAGTACTGAATTGTATGTTTATTCTTATTTATTTAGTGTTGCTACGATTGCTTTTAGTTCTTCAATCTCAGCCTGCATAACTTCCATTTTTTCAATTGAATATCGTAATGCAAGAGCGGTATCCATCATAATGACGTTATTATCAAGTGCCAATGTATCATCTTTATCGATACGATTACCTTCATCATCATATTCTGATGCGGCTGGTACTAATTTAACGTACTCACTGTCAATATCACGTAATGCATCTTGTGCAATAATACCTCGCCGTTTCCGATTTAACTCATCAAAGTTATATACGAAAGTACAAGGCTTTAGCATTTTGATATTATCGTAAGATTGTTTACCATCGTTATATTCAATATCATGTTTCAATGTTGCGTCAGATGTTGCTGCTTTCTGGAAAGTATAGTTACCAGCAAAACCCCCATCCCCAGATGTTGAAGTGACAAGATCTCCATTTACGGGAGTAAAGTACCAGTAGCGGACCTTAGAACCGCTGTCCCCAAACTGGGTCATTGCGGTGTTACCCCAGTTCACCGTACCATTTCCGACATTCCCCCACATTGTTCGCAGATTATAGCCCCCGCCATGCTGATACCCCCAGGAAAGGCCAGCTATAGCCCCGTTACCCGGAGTGTCTGTGGCTGTGTCCGTGTAATAGGCGGCATAGTGGGGTTGTGCTGAGTTCCACCACGAGTTAACAGCCGGACTTCCCATAAACATACGTCCCGGAATTTGCACGTTGCCATTGGACAAAAAGTCGAAATATCGTGATTGTGCCGTATCGGTTCCACCACCTGTCTGATTCACAAACAGACGTGCTATAGAGTAATCCCACTCAATACGTTTAACTGATTGCAAATAAGTGGATGTTTTTTCAACACCATTTACTGTGTACTGTGATTTTAATCGACCACCATAAACAGTACTGCCAGTACCCGGTAAGGTTGGATCATTATCTATAACTGTCAGATGTGATGTAGTAAGGTCGCCAGTACTTGATAATGTCATTGCATCAGTCGTATCAGTAGTACCAGAGGCAATACGATAATTATCACCCTGTACAGTTTCATGGAATATTGTATTACCAGTACCGCCACGGAATTTACGCAGATATGATTTATTACCTGCCGCACCAGAACTCAACGCAGTTTGGCAATATGTAGTTTGTGTAACACCGTCCTGAATTAGACTGTTACTTGTGGTCAGAGTACCTGTAACTGCTAAAGTACTTGATACACCTACTGCACCAGAGAATGTACCACCAGATTTAGGCATACCGCCGAGAGTACTTAACGCTGCACTTGCAGAAGTGCTACCAGTACCCCCCTGTGCAATGCTGAGAGCAGTAGTAAGACCTGTTAAACTTGTAATATCACTATTTGCTCCAGATGACGCACTTCCCGAAACATCGGTATTTGTAAGTACTATATTACCTGTAAGCGGTTTTCCATTAATTGTTAATGATGTTGGTACTGTGCCTGCAATATCTGACTGTGCTAAAACAATATCACTTGAAAGTAGCTTGTTATTAATTTTTCGCGTCTGTGGTACTAATGGTGTCGTTAACCCAGCAAGAGACTTAATAGAGCTATTTACACCGTTAATATCGATGTAAGTGTACATACCCCAAGCACTCCAATTAATAACACCATACCCGTTCGAATATCCGGTGCGAGTATATAAATCATTAGAATTATAGCGATAATACATCTGCGTACAACTTTTAACATGCGTTGCTGAGTTTTGTAGTACTACTAATGTGCCTGCATATTGAGCAGGATAGTTAAGAACTGCTGTGGCGTTTGCATTTAAAGGTTGTTGGTAATAACCTTGTACCGTCCCATCTAAATCATTAAGGTCAGTACCTACTGGAATAAGACCACGAGAAGGTAGTGCACTGACATCATCAGCATTTAAAAAAATATCAGAAGCTAAAGTATATCCATTTACCTTTCTTGCAGTACTTACTGCCCCTAAGTTAGTTAACGCCCCTGATGCCGAGGAACTACCTGTACCACCGCTTGTGACAGGAATTGCGGTATTGAATGATGGAGTACCATTAAACTGCAATTTACTGCCTGAAAAAGTTAGCGTGCCCTGGTTCGATGTTCCAGCAACGCCGCCAGTTGCGATGATCCTCGTGTCGTAGTCATTATTAGAGCCTGAACTATGGAAATCAATCACGGCAGCCGATGCAGTAGTTAGGCTTCCAATTTCAACGACTACGTTACCCCCTCTTGCTGGACCAATGTATAGATCGTTAATTGTTTGAGAACCAGACCATATATTACTATTACTCAATAGCGGGACATTAGCACCTGATGTACCGATGTCGTAAGTACTTGAATTACCGAAACCAGAAATATCATTATTTGACAGAACTACATTACCAGTTAAAGGTTTGCCATTAATGGTTAGTGTTGTTGGTACTGTTCCTGAGATATCAGCTTGTGCTAATACAATATTACCCGTCAATGCCTTACCATTCACTGTACGGCTTGTTGGTACAGTACCTGCAATGTCTGCCTGTGCTAATACAATATTACCGGTTAAAGCTTTACCGTTCACAGTAGTGGTTTGTGGTACGCCGTTTAGATTCTGTAATGCAGTGATTGCAGTACTTGCAGCAGTACCGCCAGAGCTGATCGGTAATGCAGTACTCAACGTTGCAGATGAAGCGTTAAGACCACCAGTAATCGTTAAGTTGCCAGTACTGGATAGTGTCAGTGCATCAGAACTGTCGGTACTCGCCCCGGTAGCAAGGCGGTAGTTACCTGACTGTACGGTTTCATGAAAGATGGTATCCCCATTGCCACCACGCATTTTACGCAAATATGATTTAGTACCTGCTGCGGCTGTGGATAGTGATGTATGGCCGTATGTAGCTGCTGCTACACCGTCCTGGTTAATCGTGTTGTTTACTGTCGCTACGCCAGTAACAGATAAGGTACTGGATAGCGTTAAGGCTGTGCCTGTAAGAGCACCTGTTAAAGTACCGCCTGTCTTTGGTAGGCCACCTAAGTTACTTAGTGCTGTTGCTGCTACGCTTGCACCAGTACCACCATTTGATACAGGCAGGATTCCTGAAACGCCCTGTGTTGTACCTGCGTTAAGTACTGGTTTATTGGCTGTGCTGTATACCTGATCGTATACGGTACTATTGGTATTCTTAATGTACAGGCGTGGTGTACCTGATTCGGTAACGACCATCTGTGCTTTACTCATACCGCCACCATCTACAAGGCCAACGCCCAGTAGATCAATACCGCCAGGATTCATCGTGTTTGTTGCTGGTACTTTAATGAATGAGTTACCACCGTCTGATTCATAATGCGGTACGGTAATACCATCAGCCCCTACCCCAAAATTACCCAGTACTAATGGGATCTGGTCATCAATCGATCCCTGACGGACTATAGAATCAGGCATAAAAGTCCAGGTACGCCCGTATACTTTATTAATATCAGCGTCATCTTTTTGTGCAGTAATACGACCATTCAGAATAATATAGTTCTGGCGTAGTGATGTCTGACTTTCATAAAGACTAAACTTTAACTGAAATGAACGATTCGCAGCATATGCATTGCTGAGGAACATATGACCTGTATTTGTTGGCACATAATTTACTACAATACTGATGTTACTAATTTTAAGACCACCAGTAATGATACTTGTAAATTCTTGATCATATGTTTCTATTGTTTGTGTGGTACTGTTGATTTTGACTTCTGGGAATGCTGCCAGATTATCAATATTAGTATAGATTGATGTTGGATATGTATTATTCAGATCGGTACTGTAAGATAGCAACGTCCTGTTGCCGAGCATTATCCCTGCCATTGTTATTATTCTCCATTAGGTTGACGTGCAATGTAAGTAATCTGGCACGTTGTCATAATGGTATTTATAGCTGTATCGGGATCGGTATCATCGACGACTGAGAGTACTTTAAGTGAACTTACATTTACCCCTTTATCTAACAGGCCAGTAATTAAATCAGTACTGAATAATACTGAATGTACTTTATCCATTATCGTTTGTACATTAGATTCACTCTGTGACGTTACTAATACGTCCATCGTTAAAATGACTGAATGACGTGTACTGTAATCCATTTGTTCGTACTGTTCGGTTACGTTGCTGATCATCAGAATGTAATCGCCGGATGTCTGTATATTAGTTTTGTTAGCTTTACGTACTTTAAGACCTCCAGAAACAAAAAGGTCTGACACATGATTTTTAATAATTGAAATATTCATGTAATCAGACCTCTCTGTAGTAAACGTTACATAAGCCCGAGAGATCATCTACGATATTGAATATTTCGTACCGAACAGTATTCAGTACAAAAGTATCATCATAGGTGATTTGATCAATTCGGCATGTAAAATAATTTTCTGTGGTTTGTATCAGTCCTTCGGTTGTTTGAATTGCTATTTCGGACTGTTCGAAAATGACAGTAATGGTACTGCCATTATCGAGTACTAATTGTTGACCAAAACTATTAAGCAGAACATCCATATCATTTGATTTGAATGTTCTCATAATATTAAGCCAGTTTAATTATGCGGAATGCTTCTGGATTGGTAAGTACAAAATCGAGATCTGCCCATACGCGAGCGATAACAGAACCGCGATTACGGTTTGTGGTATCGTCCATATCTAACTCAAGTGCATCACCCCATTGTGCAATCGCTACTTTGGAGAAATCACCGAGAATAATGAAATCCTGGCCTGCAAGTACTTTAGAGTCATAAGCAGGTACACCGCATAGATCGCCATCATCGAAGAGATAAACGGCTGCGGTATTAGTACCGCGTAAGGTTGCACGTAGAGTCGCTTTGGTTTGTGGACCCATAACAGCACTGATAGAGCTGAACAGTACACCTTCATCACCTAATGCACCCTGAGCGGCAACGATAGTTGCATAATCGTATGCATCAACGGTTTGTACTTTACCAGCGGCCTGTGCTGCTGCAACGATACCCTGCATGATTAGGGTTTCAAGACGTTCGGCAGAACCTGCAACGATAGCCTGGGTAACGATTTGTTCAATCTGAGGACAAGATTTAACTACGCTACGGCTTAGTGGTACAGAACCAGTGAAGGTTTTAGGCTTCATTACTACTGATTCAAAATTAGCATCAACTTCTGGGGATACGCCATTTTCAGAAATAAAACCGAAACCAGCGGTGAAATCACCAGATAGTTTTGGTAGAGCAATTTCAGAAGTTAGCCCGGTATACATTTGTACTGGGAAATTCTTTAGTACTGATTCAGCACGTAGTACGTCAATAAATGAACCGTACAGTACATCAGTGTGAATTACATCTTTTGCACTGGTAGTAGTCACACCAGCACGAACTGCATTAACAAAATCAGCATCACGTACAATAACGCCCTTGTTACCATATTCAATGCCAGTTTTATCACCATCCATAATAGAACGGATTAGAGAATTAAGAGAAAATTCCATTTTTTTATCTTCCTTGATAATAGTTTGTTTGTTCATTACTTGGCGTTTGAAAGCGTCAATGCTTAAGCCAGTACTGATTGCTGAATGAGTAATTTCAGCGTTAATATTGAAAGTACGAGAAATTGCCTTAATTTCTGCAATTCGAGTTTTTTCGTCAGATTCATCTTCTGCCTGAACTTTCTTTTCTGTTTCAGAATTGGAATCTGTTTGTTCTGTATTATTTATTGAATCTGTTTCGGGTACTTCTTCTGGTTCTTGTGCTCGTTCTGCTTCTTCCTGTTCGGTAACTTGAATTTCTTCGGTAGTAGGTTCCGTACCGTCACCAGTAAACTCAGTACTTGTTTGATCGGATTCTGATTCATGTTTTTCTTCTTCGAGTGAACGGCCTATACCTACTTGATCATCTGCCGGTACTGAAACCATACTGATTTCGTAAGGTTCCCATTTGGTAACTAACAGGTTGTCGCCTTCAATTCGATAATCAAGAATGGAATAACCTACTGAAACCTTGCTTAAAGTACCTTCACGGACCATTTCATATTTTTCAGCACCAATTCCCACGGAGCTAAAACGTACTAATGCCCGTCCAATATGATCAGAATCGATACTCGCAGATTCAATTACACCAATGTGATTATCGAAATCATGATTGAATAGTAGTGCGGCTTTGTTTTGTAGACGTTCGAGACTAATATTCTCAGGATTATGCAAAAGAATTTCATTATATTCCTGCCCACCAATATTACGTACAACTGGATTTTCCGAACTAAATGCAAGGGATACAGTACGATTGTCTGTATCGGAAAGTACGTCACTCGTTAACGACATCTCCCGTTTCTGGTTTTTGTTGAATTTCATTATTTGAACTTCCTTGTTCGTTTTTATCTTCTGTTTTATTTATCTCCGCCTCTCGTTTAAGTTCTTCAAATACGTGCTGAGGCTCCATGCCTAAATCACGGATAATTTGAGACTTCGATTTAACGCCCATTTCTAATAGTACTTGCTCGTACTGTGCATCTTTATTTGGATCAAGTGATATCTGCCGTACTGTTATAAAGTTCACATTGGCAATATTTTCAAAATTAGTGAAACTTAGGTTATTAAGTTCAGTCACCATGATCCGTTTAATAAATTCACGGTAGATAGGTTTGAGTACTTTACTGATTAGCAAATTAGAACGTGTTTTGAATCCTTCACGTGACATACGATCAGCTAATTTACTTGCTGAATAACTTGCAGAACTGGTATCAGAAATCAGTGATTGTTTCGGAATACCCAGACCAGTACTGATAGTAGTTAAACAAGCGTCATAGAACTCTGTGATCTTATCTGTACCTGCTGTAGGG